GTCAAGCCAAAACTCACACTCAAACGCAGCAACTACAAAGGCACTCTATAATCTATATTCCTATATGCGCAACAGCAATGATGCACAAGGTTTCCTTGTAAAACACTTCAGTAATCAATCCAGTCATGAGCATGCAGCTACCGCTAAGGCTGTATCTGATATGTTTAATTATTTTACTACTGGTAATACATACATTTCAGATAATAGAAATGATAATCATTTAAATAAAGTAGTATCCGCGTATAACTTCAATAAATTATATCAAGAATTGGCAGCTGATAGTTTTTTCACTACATATAATGATTTCATATTCACGAATGGATTTCTTAAGGACGTCAATGATGTTGTTACGGATAGTAATCCTTATACATCAAAAGCTACGTCTAATCTCATTTTGAGAATGATAGGCGAACCAAGTAATATCATCAATTCATTGAGTACCGGTAACTTGATCGAATCATCTATTAGCTTGAATAACTCTAAAAAATTGGCATCTTCCAAAGCAGTTCATGATCTATCAAATAGCATATACAATGCTCTGAAAACGAATGATATTGGATTGATAAATAGAATCAACACATCACAACCGTTGTTTGCGAGTGCAACGCAAAATGCAAACGTTACGGTTGGTTTAAATTTCAATGAGAACCATTTCATAGTCAATGCGAATAAGTTTGAAATTAACTTTGAGAATATCAAAACACAAATTGCTTCCGTAGCTAAGAATTCTATAAACTTGGAGGTGGATAAACAACTTGACGATAATTCGAATGCATTACAAATCCACTCGAATAATGATGGGTTGTTCAAAATCTCGTTTAACCCTACGCCGTTAATTGATGAGATCACCAGAGAAACTACTAGAGTCACTGTTGAAGCTCTTTTCAAATATGTAATGGATGATTATACATTCGGATGTAACGTTAAGTTTAGTAATAATATTTACGTTAATAGTAATATCACAGTGAGTAATGATATTTTTGTGAAAAGGGATGCGTTCATATCGAATAATCTTTCGATACAAGGCGATGTTTATATGAAGAACGATGCCTACGTTGCAGATAAACTTTCTGTGGGGAGTGATGCTGTCATCAGAGGATCACTATCGCTTTATAGACTTCACGTTCAAGATTATGTTAATATCACTGGCAATTTAAGTGTTGGTTCATTGTATTTCACAAATTTTGGTAGTAAAATCCCTGCTTCCCAAATAGAAGGTAATTTAGATAGTGCTAACAGGATAAATGCGCATAGTCTTCAACAGGAAGAAGCAAGTGCAACTAATATAAAGAGTTTAGCGTTGTTTGATTTTGAGAGTGATTATGGAAATGGAGACAGGGATACACTTAAACAAGCTCAATATACAAATTTTTTAAAATATAATAACAATACTAAAACATTGATAGCTACTAATATTAGCACATCAGGTTTAAATGTGTCAGGTACTGTATCTTTTGGTAATGGTGATATCATCACATCAGGTAATATTAATACATCAGGTAATATAACTGCGACAGGTGTTGCATCTGTTGGTAGTATCAGAACATCAGGTACTATTAGCACATCAAGCACTATAACTGCGTCAGGTGTTGTATCTGTTGGTAGTCTCATCACATCAGGTACTATTAGCACATCAAGCACTATAACTGCGTCAGGTGTTGTATCTGTTGGTAGTCTCATCACATCAGGTACTATTAGCACATCAAGCACTATAACTGCGTCAGGTTCTATTAATACATCAGGTAATATAACTGCGACAGGTGTTGTATCTGTTGGTAGTATCAGAACATCAGGTTCTATTAGCACATCAAGCACTATAACTGCGTCAGGTTCTATTAATACATCAGGTAATATAACTGCGACAGGTGTTGTATCTGTTGGTAGTATCAGAACATCAGGTACTATTAGCACATCAAGCACTATAACCGCGTCAGATGTATATGTGTCAGGAAAGTTATCAGTTGTTGATACTATAAACGCAGGTGTTATAAACGCGCAAGGTGTAAGTGTTATGGGCATAATTGCCACATCAGGTACTATTGTCACACAAGGTAATGTTGGTATTGGCATACAAAATCCAACACAAAAATTACATGTTAAAGGTAATAATGCAATATTTGATAACTCAAGTTCTTCTGATACAGACTTAACTTTAACTTTGCAAGGTGGAACAAGTACAAACAATTGGACGGGTAATGAAAGCATTACAAATACAAGAATATCAACAATATTATTAAAAGATAGTAGTGGTGGGTTCGGCGGATATATCGAAGGATATCATCATAATAACTATGGTCATGGACTTAGATTAGGTTCTATAACTGTCACACACAATGTCAGTAGCAAAGATGCAGCAGCTTTAAAAATAAAGGGTGACACTGTTACAATACCTGGAAATTTAAATGGTACAATTTTCAATGGTACAACTTTCAATGGTACAACTTTCAATGGTACAACTTTCAATGGTACTGCAACTAATGCAACTAATGCAGCGTATGCAACTTCTGCAGGTGGATTTAGAAAAGAAGTATATCATTATTATTATTATGATTATTATCAAACAAATCTTGCTTTATTCAGTGGTGAATATAATATCCAACCGGCTATACTTACAAACATAAATAATATTGGATATATTGGAACACCTTATAATAGATTAAATGAAATATATGCAAATGTTTTCAATGGCTCTTATGTCTATAGTGATATCGTTACGGTGAAGCATTCTACTGGGAATATAAATATATATTATCATGTTGAGAATGATCCATGGTGGTCAGGTTTGATTTTTTCTAGAGTAGGAACACAAAATTACAATGTGATGCATATTACAGGTGGTCCGCATGTAATATCGAGAAGTTTTACAGGAACACATATATGTCAAGTTCAAAATATTAACATGGTTGATTGTTTAGAAGGATTAATTGTATCTGTAAATAAATTAGAACAATTCAACGGTATTTCAACTTATGATCGTGGGTATATTCGTATAAGTGAATGTGTTCCAGTCACAATTTTAAGCACAAATAGATTAGATAAAAATGTATTTGGTGTTGTTGCGGAAAAAGAAGATAATAATGTTAGACGAAATCAGGATGGTATCGTGTACAAAATAGTGAAGAAAGAAAAAGGTGATGTTAAATATGATATTAATGGATTAGGTGAAGGCGCTATTTGGGTTTCAGACATGAATGGACCTCTTGAATCTGGAGATTTCATAACAAGTTCTGATTTAATAGGTTATGGAATGCGTCAAGACGAAGCACAAATGATGAATTACACTGTAGCAAAAATTACAATGGACTGTGATTTCGAAGCAAAATTACAACCTAAATTGAAAATAAAGAAACAAATCATAATGTCAAATGTGGAAGCCTTCGAAGAAGTAGAAAAAGTCCAATCAAAAACAGTTGTAGAATTCGATGAAATATTAGGAATATATTTGAATAAAACATCAAATTATACAGTAAAAGAAAAGGTAGAATTATATGATGAATATCCCATCTTCGAATATTCAAACGTCGCTATTCATTCAAACGTTGATATTTTTTCGAATGTGAATATATATGACAGCAACGATAGTAATCTTATTATTGGGACATCTAATATATTAGTTGGTCAAAGTAATATAGTTGTCGGCACATCAAATACATTAATAAATACATCAAATATTCATAAAGTGCGGAGATATTCAAATATTGAAATAGAAGATAATGTCTTGGATGAAAATGGTGAAATGATATGGGAACCAGAATATTCTAACGGTGAAATGATAATGCTACCACAATACAAGATGAGATATCTTAATTCTAACACAGAAATGATCACCTTCGATGAATACTTGGAAGCAAAATCAAATAATATTCCAGTATATCGTGCAGCGTTTGTTGGATGCACGTATCATTGCTCCTAATTATTATCATTTATTTATTATTCATATCTATTGTTTTGTTATTAGTTATTGTTTTTGTTGTTTTAATCAATGGATTATTAAACTGACTAACCAGCACAAGTAAAGCCCTATTAATTACATTTAAAGGTTAAATAAATGTATAAAAAAACGAAAAAAATAACTTAATAATTTAACATCTTAAAACAGATTTGCTCCATCTTTGCCTAAGTCATTCATCTGCACAGTGATCTTAGTAGTGCTACCCCCTATAGTGCATCCACCCTCATTGAATCCCTTCTTCCATATTTTTTCCACATCATCCACAGTCAGAGCGAAGTTATGATAGTTGAGATCACCGAACATGTTATCAGAATCATCAATCCCCTGAGGAAACACGTAAATGTTACCTTCATTTAGTTTTAAAGAGTCGTTCTCAATGAACTTGGACTTTACGTGTTGTTCATTAACGTAGAGATCCACTATGATCCCCTTTGTCCTTAGGCCGTAATCAGTGGTGAATGCGCCCTCCTTAAAAACTACAGAGAACAAGAACCACCTGGGGTTGCTTTGAGACGACTTGATGATGTTATCGTATTCATATTCAATCTCATTATGAATTTTTCTAAGAGTGTTGAAACTAATTTTCAACGATTTAGGCGTCATCTTGACAAGAGGGCACTTCACTAACTGTTCGTTACTACCATTAGTCATGTTATTTATTTTAGTGTGTTCAGTCGCCTCCAAAGTTTTACCATCAAGCGCATCTAAGAATCCAGTGCTCTGCTGTTGGTAGATACCCTTAGTAAAGAGAATCTGCGCAGATTTAGAATTCATCAGCTTCATCCAGAAAGAATAGGAGAACTCGATGCCTCCCTCCTTATTCATGGACTCTGGCACATCAACGAAGTTGGTCTTATTCTTAATAGAAGTGTTGATAATACTTTTGTTTCCATAAGGGCAAACGCCTTTAATAAGTTCTACTGAGAGTTTTTTAGAGAATGTCTTAGACATATTCTGCAATCTGTATTCAATCAAATCAGAGAATACCCACGGTGTCACAATAAAAAACAATAAACATGCCAGGGATATTGAAATTACCAGATACACAATTTTTGTGATCATCATTTTATTTTACAGTAAGATATTTATTCAACATTTACTGTATCTAATCTGAAGAAAGGATTTCTCAAACCGTACATTGGAATACCTATCATGGATAGTACAGACTTGTGAAGAGGTCCAGCTTTATAAATAATTTGTGTGTGATCGATAGTAAGGGCATAATTGAAAAGTTGAAGTTTGCTTAAATATCCGTCGAGTCTCTCATCACTGGAGGACTTGCCGATTTGCAAGTTGCCTATAGCGGACTTATAGGTTCCGTTAGCGACCTTAGCCTCCTTGAACTGTCCGTCGATATACAGTTGCGCGAGGGTTTCATCTACTACGATGACAACGTTCGCCCATCTGTTCGTAGGGAAATTCCTGGACATAAGGGGTTCTTTCTCACCAACATCCACACAAAGGGCGTTAGATCTATCGAGATACATCTTTGGAATAAAGTCGTATGTACCTCTGCCTAAAATAAACTTGTTGGAACCAGTTTGAGGAATGTCATCGACGTAGACCCACACAGAGATGGAATATTGATTGCCATTCACGTTATTAGGTATAACCATGTCTTTCGTTATATTAGTAGCCACGTAGGGGATGCTTATAGGTTTCTTGAGAAGAGTGGTGGTCTTTAGAGAAGTGCTGTTATACAGTTTATACACGTAAATGATGACGTACACAATGATAAACATGAGAAACAATACCACGATTATCTTGCCAGCATTGGGCGCAATGGCATCTGTCATGTATTTAGGAGCAATTTTACTTGGGACCATATCATTATTAACTGCTACTGCTGAATCAGCCATTTTTATTTAATGAAAAGAAAATAAATGAAGATTTTATTTGAAATCATCACACATTTTTTTATACATGAAATCATTCTTATCCGCTGAACACATTGCCCTGATCAACGGCTTACAACAATTGTTTTCGGTCTCCGTAATATTCGTATTTATTTTCTTATTAAATGCCGACTGCATCGACAACTTGTTGAAGATGTTCGTAAATTTAAGAGTCACATTATCATTATTCTTCTTCTGTAACATGTCATTGTTCTTCATCATGACATAATATTCTAACATCTTCTTAGAATTGCTATAATCTTGTTGTAGAGCGTCATGATTGACTAAGATAATATTCTTTAAGAACGTCTTATACATATTCAACGAATCAGTCTTTAACTTCATGGTAAAGATATTAGTGTAGTTCTCATAGATTAAGTAATTAACAATATTGGTTGAGTTGATGCTCAGATACTTTTCATCGATCTTATTCTTTAAATAGTGATTCGTTAAATCATAGACATTCATATCCTGAAGGTTAGGTGTCATAGCACCTGCTCCTCCAGCCTTATTATTATCATTCTTCTTAGACATATATTGTAATATTTGCCTAAGGTTACAGTTATTATCCTTTATAATAGACATTATCTGATCACATGATATCTTATTTTGAATGTTGAGCTTATCAAGTAGATCAGTCACAGTGATGAAGCAGTCTTGAAAGGAAATTCTGTTTAGATGTATGTATAGTATGTGTTGTTTCATGGCATTCGTGCGTAGTTCGCTAATCTTAGCTTCCTCTTTAGTTTGAATTGTAGCAATAATCTTAAGATTATGAATATTCTTTACACTCGTTATGAAAGACTTATCCAATAGATGAACATCATCGATCAATACTATTTTTTGTTTTTCTTTAAGTATGTTTTCTATAGTGGTTTTGGTGCTGAAGTTCTTTAAATCAGTTGCGTAATTCGATTCAGTCGTTATGAAGAGTGTTTCGTATTTAGAGGAATTGTGAATGATATCTAAGAGTGTAGTTTTACCAGTCGCTAAGGAACCTGATATGATGCAAATATTTTCCGTGTTACTACCACCGCTCGATAAGGAACTGTTTAAGAAAGATGTTAAGAGTTGCGTTTGTCTATAATTACTTTTAAAGTCATCAAAAGACGTTATAGAGTATTCGTTAAAGATATTTAGCTGCATATCTGGAATGCAATAGGTAGGTTTATCCATCTTATCTTTTACATCGACATCAACCTCGAAATCATCATCAACGGCATCATCAACGGCATCATCAGTTTTTTTGGTCATATAGAGGCGTATATATAATATGCGATGTGTGTTCTTTCGCAATTCACTTATCACAGCCTCTTTATCACTTTGAACAATGGCTATAATTTTCATATTATGTATATCTTTAACATTCGATATGAAATCCTTATTCATTAAGTGAATATCATCGATTAAAAGAATTTTCTTTAAATGCTTTTGCTGCCTAAGCTGTGCTATAGACGTTATGATTTCGCTATCATATTCAGGAGAATTGCTTATAATATTAAGAATAGTTGATTTACCAGTGGCTAAAGGACCCGAGAGTATGCATATGTTTTCTGTGTCGTCTGTAAGCACACTCTTCAAGAATGATTTTAAAAGTTGAATTTGGCTATAACAGCTTTTAAAATCATCAAAAGATGTCATAGTTTTTTATGTCTAATTAATTAATATGTAAAAATTATAAATCAAATTTTTTGTTGATAGTTCCACACTTGTTATTGGCTTCAACCCACGCCAAGTTTTTAACGAGATCACATTTGTTATTAGTCTTGTTAAGTTCGTTTAAGTTAATCTCAGCATACATTTTTCCGTCAGAATCCATGTAAGGACTGATCCAGTTTTTATCGTTGCTATATGTTTGGGGAATATAAGTCATGTTTGTAGTTGCTTCTACAATTGGATTGCCATCCTTGTCAAATAATTGAGACTTTATCCCGTGTGTGTGCCAATACGATACATTTATAAGATGATCATTATCATCGTATTTATGATTGTCGTGTTTCTTCGGTAACTTAGCGTTACCATCCCATGTGATGTCGTCCTTGTGAGCATAAAATGTCCAATTGTGCTTGTGTAGGGTGTTGTCCTCATTTGATAAAGGGCTTTCCGCGAATTTTTCAACGACGATGTCATTGGAATTTTTAGGATACATGGCATTGCTTCTCAAGGCGGGGATGTAAGTTTTTCCAGGGTTTTTAAGAGACTTTTTATCGCTTTCAGTCTTCATGTCAAATTTGAAACCTATATTAGAGGCATTCATATCCGGGACTATATTGGTATTAAGTTCATTTGTCAATTCCGAACCGATGATGACGTGTTTATTTTCTATATCAGAGAATTTGTTATGACAATAAACTGTATCATTATGAGTAGTCTTAGTCCAATACTCTGGGCACGTGAGGAACTGTATCTTCTCCTCATCGTTACCATCTTCCTTAACCTTTTTCATCTCCTCAACAATTTCAGACTTTTCTTTAATATTATTGTAAAATCGGATGAGTGTGAGAATGAGTCCTATGATGAAAGGGATGAATAATTGATCAGCTCCTTTGTAATCAGACAGCTTCAATAAATACACAGTCGATAAGGATATGAGGAGTATGATTATTAGACATAACATAACGACAATCTTCACGTTGAATGTTTTCATTTTAAAATTTATTTATAGTTAGATATTAAAATTCTTTCACATGAAGAAATTTGGTTCCTGTTGTTGATGTATTTAATCCTCTGTCCATGGGCTCTGGTAGAGCACTTGCATCTCTAATATAAGTGTCGTATTGTTTAACTTCGATGATGATTTTAGGAACGATGTAATCGAGGACTTTAGAGTTTAAATCTCTCACTTGTTCTACGATGTTTGTAGGCAAGTTTCTTGCATATTGTAAATAGATGGATCGCATCACTACTCTAAGCTCTCTCTCAGATTGGTTATCGATGACCTTAGAAGTCATGTTGAACACTCTGTAACGAATACCGTGTTGAAGAGCATCAACGTTTTTCTGTGAAAAGAAAAGGCTATTTACATCATTCTGAGATATAGTATGTTCTATACCAGCTTCTTTATAACTTACCATTAATTTTAAATAAGATAAATATAATTTTATTTTGTAT